TCGTACCCCATAAACACTTATAAACACTCCTGTACATATTTTTACGTGTTTAATTACGCCAAATTACACCAAAAATTACGCCAGGGGTGAGCATGAAAGGAACGTATACGAAGCGAGGCAATCGATTGCGTGCGGAGATCATGGTAAATGGTCAACGCAAATCAAAAACTTTTGATACCAAGCGCCAGGCCCAAGCTTGGGTGGCTGAGATGGTCACAAAAGACACCGGAATCGCGATAGCAACTGGCACGCTTCGCGAGCTGAGTGCTCGATATAAGAGCGAGGTGAGCGAAACAAAACGGGGCGCACATTGGGAGGTCATTCGATTAGATATGTATGCGCGCGAGTATGCAGATCTGTTCAATCGGAAGCTGACAACGATTCAGCGCGAGGATATCGAGCGTGTGATTAAAGATCGTCTAAAGCAAGTGAAACCAAGCACAGTGAATCGAGATCTGAATCTTATCGGCAATGTCTTTAAGTATGGCCGGCGCTGGCGAATGATGAGCCACGATCCGATGACCGATATCAAACGACCTAAAGATCCAGAGGCTCGTAATCGTCGGATCTCAGATAGAGAAATAGAGCGACTGCTAGTCGCTTTAAATTATTCGGATGATTTACAGATCACCAGTCAAAGGCAAAAAGTCGCGATAGCATTCTTGATCGCGCTTGAGACAGCAATGCGACAAGGCGAGATAGCAAAGACAAGATGGTCGGACGTGCATATCGATGAGCGATATATTTTCCTGCCGCATACGATCACGAAGACGGCTGTATCGCGCAATGTGCCGTTGTCAGCCAGGGCAGTAGAGTTAATAGGAAGGCTAGACCATGACAAAGAAACGATGCTGGGCGTCTCTGCGGGGGTTGTAAGTACGATGTTTCGCGCGGCTGTCGCAAATTGCGGGATAGAAGACTTGACGTTTCACGATGCGCGGCATGAGGCAACGACCAGGCTAGCAGGAAAGCTGCAAGTCCTAGACCTTGCCCGCGTCACGGGACATAGAGACATCAAGCAGCTAATGACCTATTACAACAAAGACGCGCGCGAGCTTGCGGGGCTGCTCTAACCTTTTGCCCAGCGAACGATGTCGGCCTTGAGCCACACTGCGCCAGTGCCTCTTGCTTTTGGGAAGCCTGGCTGCTTCGCAAGTTTTTCCGCAAAATATCGTCGCTTAAAGTGTAAGTAATCCGCACATTCCTGCGCGTTCCACAGCACTTCGTGATCTTTTGGCGCCTTGCTGATTTGATGCGCTATCTTTTCAGCAAGCAAGTCGTAATCTAAAGCGAGGTCCATAGCAAACCCCCTACACAGACGATCATCATTACTAGCATGGCCACCGACGCCACGCTGTCTGATTGCCGGTAATTATCACCCCATCGTCTACGCTTAAACATTTTCAACTCTCACAATGTCCGTCTCATCGCTGAACGTCTTGAATTTTCGTTCGCTTCTAAACTCGTCTTCTTCGCGCGCATCAGGGATTTCTAATTCCATCGCGATCAGCAGCTCTGCGTAATGAATAATCTTCCTGAGATCGTCCAGGTTGCCGGTGTGCTTTCGCTTCCAGCGGCAGGCGTACTTAACGATGCTGCTTTCCGCAGCGCCTAAGCCATTTTTCTGGCAGAACCGAATCGGTTCGATTGCAAAACCTTTGTAATGATCACCACCAACCTGCTTCCTGAAGGGCTCGCTCATACTGTTTTTCCTCATGCTCATCAAAATTTCCTTTGCGCCACTTGGCTCTGACCCATCTGTCCGCATGCCTGCAACTTAAATACTCAAGGTCGATGCTTTTCGACCGCTGACAAACCCGGCAAAGGGTTGTCCTTTTTCTTATCCAGCCGCCGCAACCAGCGCACTGTTTATAAAAATCTGACGAATACTTCATGGACTCATAGCCTCATTAAAATGCTCGCAACTGTTTTTCTCGTTCTTGAATGATGCCGGCACGGCTGAATCAAACACCTCGCACCAGTTAAAAATTAAGTGGCTGCAATAGCCGCAGCTTTGGCGAGGCCACTTAAATACAAGCTTCTTGGTGCTTGGCTTAGGCTTGATCGTTCGCCGCATCAATCAACTCTTCTGCTATTGCGAGAAGTCGCGACAGCGTTTCGGCGATCTCTTCTTGATTTGCCAGGAAACGATCCATATCGTCGCTTTCTATCTGCACAAATATTTTGCTCACCCTATTACCTCCGCTTGAAAACTCTCTTTCCAATGATCAATGTCTGGATCGCCGATTGCGTTGACGTCTTTTGCGCGGCTGATTTCTTTCGACGAGTAGCCGCCCCAGCCGTTTACAAACTCATGCCCGGTTAATTTGTTCTTGTAACTGACGTGCTCTTCAGTGCCGTCTAGCACTTCAGCCCAGGGGGCGAGCAGCTCAGGAATGAACAGGTGCTTGTCACACGCCAGGCGCTGATCCTCTACACCAATATCTTTCTTATGCTTGGCGCACGACCACCTCGAATCACCATCGACCTCTGCTGTCGCGAAAGCACAGGTGCGGCAGCTCAGTGCCGGCGTTTGGTAGCCGTGGCACAAGAAAGCGTGGTCGCAGAATTTGCACTTGTAGAACGAGGGATCGGTGCTGATGCCTTCGGGCGGTCGATCGCTTGTGATGATGTGCTCAGCCTTGCGTATCAATGCTTCGGCAGCGGGCTTGTCGTACTCTACGCGCTCGTAATAAAGCGCATCGTTGTTCTTGTTCACTGCCTGGTACAGCGCCCAGGGCAGCTCCATGAGGTGCATGTAGACTTGCATCTGCGCATAGTGTTCTGGCTTGGATTTAAGGACGCCTTTCTTTTCAACGTCCTCAAAACTTTTAGCCGCGTGCGTCTTTTGCTCGCTGACGTGTGGTACTTGCGGGGCTTCGATCAGCCCCATCAATACACCGTCTAGGGAGCCTCCTAGATGACCACCAACTGCCTCGACCCTAAACTGCTGCTTGGTGTCAGGGTCAACATCCCACACCGTCACACCCGCCTGAGTGAGCAGGTGATTGAACCAATCTTCTTCGCGGGCGCCCCTAGCAAACAGTCGTAAAATTCTGGCCTTGTGCGTCACGATGGTTCCCCACCGAAAGCTAAACCACAGCTCTCTCTTACACTCGCGGCCAATGATACTGCCGCCAAGATGAGCCCGGCCACCATCGGTGGCCTGACCCTTCTCGCCCGCTCGCTCGACGGCGTTGAGAGTAGTGCTTGCTGGTTCTGGTAAAGCAACCATGGTTACTCCCAGGGCTTCTTGCCGGCCGCGGCAGGAGCCGCAGAGGGTGCGGCAGCAGGAGTCGCGACAGCCTGCAATTGATCGGCTGGCGAGTACGCTTTGATCTGATTACTAGGACCGTATTCGCCGCGGCCAGGCTGGATTGCAACCTTAATCATGATCGCTTTATGGTGCAGCTCTTCGCTGTCTTGAATAGACTTTTTGCCGAGGGCGCGGCAAATCGAACTCAACTCTTTTTGCGCAATCTCGACAGCTTTTTCGTTTGGATTGTCTAGGTTCAGATTGGTCTTCACCCATCGACCCGCGTGCGCGCCTTCAAGCACTTCGAACTTCAGCATCAAATAGCTGCCGGTTCCTGCGTTGGTCTTTCGCATTTCCGAATCGATTATCACGGCCTTGTACAAAGCCTCTGGGATCGGCTCAAACCTTTGCTCTTCGACAAAATCTTCCGCATTAAAACTTAATGACGCCATTTCTATTTCTCCTTGCTTGTTGCTGTAGTGATTGCTAGCTCGAAGGCTGCCCAGGTGAGGTCGATCTCATCAGGCAAGCCATATCGATTCTTTGCGATGTAACCAGGCGTCTCGGTGGTGCAAAGCACACGCTCGCCAGTGCTAATACCGCGCACCCTTGTCTGGTTAAATCCTTTGTCTTCTTTCTTGGTGATGATCTTGTGCTTCGCGAACAGCACGCTATCGACTGACTCTTGAATCAGGCCGCTGGCTTTTGCGTGAAGCTTGATCTCGTAACGGTCGTAAGACTCAGTGTCCGGGCTGTTGTAAGCGCGGATATGAGTGTGCGCGAGCAAGATCAACGACATGTTCTTGTGATGTCTAAGTGAGTTGATCGCGGCTAAAAACTCGCGCCAGTAATCAAGCGCAAAGACATAACCCTTGCCGTACCCGAATTCCTCAATCGATTTCTTTCCTTCGACCTGGCAGACCTTCTTCCAAATCAACGGCTCTAGGTGGTCCAGGCTGTCGAGCACAAGCGTGCCGTAATCGTGCTCATGCTCTATCAACGCGGTGATGGCCTCGATGAGCTCGTCGTAAGTTTTGATGAGCGGAAATGCTGACAGCTCAAGCGCACCTTCGCCGGCTTCGGTTTGTAAAAAGATCGGGTTAGGCGCGGCAGCCGCGAACGTGGTTTTACCCACGCCGGCAGATCCAAACACAATCATTGATGGTGGCTTGAGGCCGCTAGTCTTTTTAATTGCAGATAGGTCGATAGCCATTAGATCTCACCCCCAGTGATTTGAATGTTGGGCTTAGCAGGGGAGTGCGAGAATGCTCGCGCGATCTCGCGATAAATGGCTGGCTCGTTGTTGCGCAAATATTTAAGCCGCGCAACGTCGATCGTTTGCGTCAGCTTTAGCGGGAGCATGTTCGCCGGCACGCTATCGCGCACTGCTTGCAGAGCAATGTCATCAAGCTTGTAATTGTTCTTGGTGGTCAGCTTGATCTTTCTACCGAATGTGGTTTCGGTTGTCTGCGAACCTTCTGCTCGCGCTGCAAGATGAGGGATCATCTGCTGCTCAATTTCAATTCGACGAGCTTTGCAGTTGTCCTCCAGCGTTTTCTGCTGAAGCCACTGTTCGGCTAGTACATCGAGGTTGGGTTCGTTATGGGAGGGGGTTACTGCTTCGTTTCTTTGTGCGTCCATCGTTCATCTCTCTTTTCGTATTGAAAAAAGAGCGTAACCGATTTATGTAATCGTTGTCTACCTTTTGGTTACATAAAATTTAGGCAGATATTTTAGTGTTCACATAAATGCCCAATATAGGCGGCTTACTGAAAAGCTTTTTTGCCTTTGCAGCGCGCACCAGTTCATGCGCAAATTGTTCGGGGATTACATGGTTGTAAATTGCGTTTCCGTGCGCCCAAATCATGTGCGGTCTGCGTAGTTCGAGGACGCAACTGGCTGCGCCGTTCTGGCGCAAAAGCGACAAAAAATCATTGCCTTTCATTGTCAGGGCGCGCAGGGATTTGCTTTGCCAAAAATCGCCGCAAAAAACCTTCTGTCCCTGGCCATCAATTTCATTGCAGCCACAATGGTAGGGGCAGCAAGTGCCGACGTGCCAGACTTCAAAATCAGTAGTTGTGCAGCAATGGTAGTTGTCTTCTAAGTATATTCTGTCGATTGTGTCTCGTACAAATTGCGCAGCTTCTTTTGATACGTAAAGGTAATCGTCTAACTCTCTCATAATTCTCCTGCTTTTGGCTTCCGTGCCTTTATAAATAAATCCTTAATTCTTAACAGTGCTTCAAATTCTTCGTCTGTCAAAAGCTCCACGTCCAACATTTTTTCGGTTCTACCCGATCCTGATTTAGATTTCACGCCCGCAAACATGTCTTCAACGAGAAATGACGGCTTTACATTAAAAAGTTTACACAGCGCACTGATGACCTCTTTACTGGGAAGGCGCGTCGAACCTGCCAGCTTTTCAGCCTCCCATTTCGCTATCGCGTTGTGACTGACTTTGACGCCGTACTGCTCAAGGTCAGTTGCCATTTGTCTCAAGCTAAGTCCTCTCGCAAGACGCAACTCGGCTATCCGTCGATTGAATGGAACTCGTGACATACCCTTATCCTCTATGGTTATCAATGCCTCCCAAATGTAAACCCAGGGTTTACTGATTACAACCCCCCATTTCAAATGTTGCGTTAATAATGGTTTACGCTTGTAACCTTTTCGGTTACATTTGATTTTTTTGTGAGAGCGATACCGATGACACCAGACACCTTTTGGTCCGAGATAAATGTAAGTGAAATGGCCGCACAGCTCGGCCTCAGTAGGAATGCCGTCTACAAATGGAAGCGGAGCGAGAAGGGCATACCCGCTGAGCGGGCCGCTGAAATATCATCAATACGGAATATTAAAAAATCTGCAATTCGCCCTGATTTGTGGGCCGAAATCGATGATTGAGGCGCCAGCAACGCCAGCGGAAAAGGCGCGCGAGCTCTTTGAGCAGGGGCTAACGATCATCCCGGCTCACCCTCACCAGAAGATTCCGCTGATTCCTTGGCAAAAATACCAAAGCAAAGAAGTCACGGTCGATGAATTTGAATACTTCACAAGCAGCGCCAGGTTTGCCAACTGCAACTTTGCCCATGTAACCGGCAAAGAGATCGTTGTGATCGACGCTGACTCAGCAGAAGCGGAAGCCTGGGTGCGAGAGAACTTGCCCTACACGCCAAGAACAGTCGCGACAGCACGCGGTCGGCACTTCTACTACCAGGCCAATCCAAATTTTGATATCAGCAACTCGACCGATCCAGAAGCCAAGATTGATGTGCGCGGAAAGGGCGGGATCGTCATTGCGGCCGGCAGTGTTCACGCTAGCGGCGCTATCTATGAAGAGACGATCGACAAGGGTGTAGATGGCGACTGGCGAGAGTTGCCGATGCTGAGCGCTGCTGACATCGACAAGATTAGCGCCGAGAACAAGCCCAAGCCTTTGGTCCAAGCCAGCGAGGGCGGTTGGCACGATGACATGATTCGGTACGTTGGCTCCCAGGTCCAGGCCGGGCTTACCGACGAGGATATATTGCGCACTGCAACGGGATGGACGCAGTCAGGCTACACGCATGAGCAAACCTTTGAAGAGTTTAAGGTGGCGATTAAAGGCGCCCGGGATAAAGGCTGGGACCAATCACCAGAAGTCGCGACAGCCGAGGAGATCGCTCAGATCACTGATGCGCTGGCGCCGCTTGCCTTGGACATCGGCAACATCGCAGCTTTGCCAAAGCGAGAGTGGGTTTATGGCCGGCACTATATACGCAAATTTTTGAGCGTCACGGTCGCTGCGGGCGGAACTGGAAAGACGGCTCTAACATTGACGGAAGCGATGGCTATGGCGTCTGGAATACCGCTTTTGGGGATAGAAACGCCCAAGAGGAAGGTATGGGTCTGGAATTTGGAAGACCCTTTAGATGAGCTAAAAAGACGCTTGGCAGGCATTGCAGTGCATCACGGCGTAGAGGCGCATGAGTACGCCGGTAACCTGTTCGTCAACTCAGGTCGCGACAGCTCGGTCGTCATTGCTGAGAACCGCGGCGGCGAGCCAATCATCTTACCCGCTGCGGACATCATTCTTAACTACATCAAGCAACACGCAATCGATGTCATCATCGTTGATCCTTTCGTATCAAGTCATAAGTTAAACGAGAACGACAACGGCGCGATGGACCTGGTTGTCAAAACCTGGGGCAAAATCGCAGAGCAGGGCAACTGCGCCGTCGAGTTGGTGCATCACGTCAGGAAAGCCCAGAACGGCCAGTCAGCAAGCTATGGCGACGCCAGGGGAGCATCCGCGCTGACGGATGCCGCCAGGCACGTCAGACGATTGATGTCCATGACTTATGAAGAGGCGCGCAATGGCGGCGTCGATGAGGCTGACCGATGGCGGTACAGCCGCGAGGGCGACAGCAAAGACAACCTGGCGCCGCCCAGTCGCGACAGCTCTTGGCGGCAGATGATCAGCGTGCAGCTCGACAACGGCGATAACGTGGGCGTGCCTGAGCCTTGGGAATGGCCTGATCCGTTCGCCGAGATCACGGTGGCGGATCTGAATGCGGTGCAGACGGCAATCGGCAAGGGCGAGTGGCGCGAGGACGTGCGGTCCAAGAACTGGGCGGGAATCGCGATAGCGGACGTGCTTGGATTAGACGCTGCTCTTGCGGAAAATAAGAGTAAGATTAAACAATTGCTCGCGGTCTGGATTCAGAATCGCGAGCTCAAGGTCGTTGAGCGGGCCGACAGTCAGCGCAGATTGCGCAAGTACGTAGAAGTCGGAGTCGCTACAAAATGGATGATCGAATAACCTGTTATTTATGCGGGCAAACAAAGCTCGCTGCTGATTTTTACGAAAGCGAGCTGGCAACCAAACGATGCCGAGAATGCTTGCGCCTCCATCGACAGCGAAGCGTTAACGAAGACCACACAAAATACCTCCGCCGGCTCACGGCACAATTAAAAAGCCAACGCCTAAAAAGCAACTTCACCTGGGAAATCAAACCACAGGATGTCATCGATTTATGGGAGTCCCAAAATGGGAGGTGCGCAATCTCCGGTTTAAACATGACCCATCATAGGACCAATGAGGGCGGCAAATCCGCCTTTAACGCCTCAATCGATCGCATCAATAACCTCGAAGGGTACGTCAAAAACAACATTCAATTGGTCTGTAATCAGACGAATACGATGCGTCACACGCTCAACGTGGGCGAATTTTGGTGGTGGATTAAGACGATTTATCAGCACCAAAACAAAGAATAACTGCGAGGGCTGCTCCAGTTGCTCCAGTTGTGCTCCAGTTGGCCAAAATAACTGGAGCAGTCAATGTTTACGGGGCTTTGCGGGGAGTTTGCTCCAGTTGCTCCAGTTTGATTTCTGCTCCAGTTCATTTCCAGACGATTAACTACAACAGAATCAACAACTTACAGAATCTGCTCCAGTGCTCCAGTTGCCCCTATATATAGATATATAACTGGAGCACTGGAGCGCTCCAGCTCTATCCATATATTCTGAGCGGCTGAACAGCCGCCGCATTGATCATCTTGCAAGAAGTAGCGCATCAAGTTTTGCTGTCGCAATATTCGGTCATGGCTACTTTGCATTTACAGATTGATGACTTCGAACCCGGCATGACAATTCGGGTCCAGTTAGATAATGACGAGTACGTTATCGAGCTGGATGATGACGGGCCCGATGAGCCCGATGAGGCGCCCGAGGCGGAAGACAAACCTAGAGTCGCGACAGCAGACGCGCAGCGGTTTGCGTTCGGGGGCAAGCGTGGGGGCTAGCAAGTTAGAAGAGCAGATGTCGCGACAGCTTGAGGAGGCCGGCATTGAGTTTGAGCGAGAGCAGATGCTTATCCCCGGGCGGAAGTTTAGATTCGACTTCGTGCTGCCGCAGGCTTCCCTGATCGTTGAATGCGAGGGCGGTACGTGGAGCGGTGGTCGGCATACCAGTGGGATCGGCTTCAGGAACGATTGCGTGAAGTACAACCTGGCGGTCGAGCATGGCTATGTCGTGCTTCGATATACCAGCGACCTCATCAAGAACGGATCGGCCATTGAGTCGATTGCGAGGGTGCATGAGCGGTATGCCGTTCAGACGCCCTTAGAAGCGATCTGAGGCACGATCATGACCTCGTCCAAGTCAGGACAAAGGGGTGCGGAACTGTCGCCTGCAACAGGTGATTTAAGGTTTCATGTGGAACGTTCTGGTTCACAGAAGATACACAAAAGATTATTCACAGATGACTACATCGATTTCGATTATGAGAACGATGTCAGGGACTTATTGCGAGACTTAGGAGTGAGCGAATATGGCAGGCACTAAGCTAATGACCATGAAGGTTAAGCAGCTTGAGGATATCGGCGAAGACGTACTGTTCGATAAGCTAGCGTCAGGATCTAGCGTCAACAGCTTGATCAAGGAATGCGGCATTGGTAAGCGCGTGTTCTACAAGTGGATGCGTGGCGTTGAGGGTAGGGAAGAGCGTTACTATGCTGCGCGCAAGGAGTGGGCGAACTACCTGGCTGAAGAGACGTTATCGATTGCCGATAACATTGCAGACGCTGGCGATGCCCAGGTTGCTAAGGTTCGTATTGACACGCGCAAGTGGCTGGCTGCTCAAGCAAACCCAGACAACTGGGCTGCGCGAAAGGATCCGCTGGTGCAAATCAACATCCAAGATCAGCATTTAAAAGCGCTGCGAGACCTTGTAAGCGAGCAGTGATACACGCGCAGAGACGCACCGCACGCGGCGGCCAACGCGCGCAGGACCAAGATTTGCGGGGCATTGGGCCCTAAACGCACGTAAAATCTAGGCCGTATCGTGTATCACTCGTACACGAGTGTTACATGCAATGTCCATCCCTATATAAATCAATGACTTACGCGCGCCCGGTGGTCAGGGATGGTGCTTGGATTTCCCGGGCAGCTCGATCCCGCCGCCAGGGATTTGCGGACGCTCGGACCCCCCCCGTCGAGGGGCAGCGGGGGGTGGGGAGGGGGTTAGACTCGAACGCACCAAATTTTTTTTTGGAAATTTCAGGCAAAAAAAGGCCCGACGTGAAGTCGGGCCAGGAGGGGGCCGCAAAAAGGAATTAAAAGCGGCCTTATTTTTTCTTCTTAGCGGTCTTCTTGGCTGTCGCGAACGCCTTATTAGTTGGGGCGCCTGCGGCGCCGGGCTTCCGCATCTTCTCTTTGCTGCCCTTCGCAATGCGCTTCCGCTTTGCGTGAATGTTGGAGTACAAGCCCATTACGCTCTCCTTGATTTTGTGCCGCTGCATTTCCACCGTTTACGGCTCAGCCGCAGCGGCGAGTTAGGGTTTGCGGCAGCCTTTGGGCTCCTCTTCATTTGGCCGGCGCTCCGCGCGCAGTAGGCATCGCCTTTCTTCGTACCGGCTCGAACCCGCGGCCCACCATCGCTAGCGCGCCCTGCCTGGCCATAGCTGACCTTCTTGCCGGCGGCTGTGACTTTGACCTTAGCTTTGCCTTTCCTGGGGTCCGCCATTAGCGAGGCGGATAGGCGGGCTTCGCCCGCCCTACGCGAATGCCACCTACCATTGCGGCATTTCGATTCTGGCTGTTCTTGTTCTTCGTTTTGAGTTTGTACCCACCGTGTGACTTCATAATCGATCTCCTAAAAAACCTGATCGTACCAAAAAAAATTTTGGTGCATAACGAATTATTTGTAACCAAATGGTTGACGGCTGTTCTAGTATCAGTACAATCAAACAGTGTTACAGAGCTAAGCAAAAACAGCAAAGGAGCAAGCATGATTCACGCACCATCAACCAAGCCAGGCAAGCGCGGGCGACCGAAGACCACTGGCAAATTCGAAAGCCGATCAGAGCTTGTCGAGAACGTCATCGATCGAGCTGAGCGCGGGTGGCCTGTCCGAAGGATCGGCTACCACACCGGCATTACGTGCGGCACCGTCAATTCTATTCTTGGAGGTCAGGAATGATCTACGGATACACCAGAGTCTCGACAGACGAGCAGGCCGATGGCACTAGCCTTGGCACGCAAGCAGAAATCATTGCCGGTAAGCACGATATTGACGAGTGGCTGGAAGATGCCGGCGTGAGCGGTACTGTCTATTTCTTCGATCGTCCTAGCTTGCACGGTGTGCAACTGGCGCCTGGCGATCAGATCGTTTGCTACGATCCAAGCCGATTCAGCCGAGACCACTTCCACGGCGAACGCGCATTGCACCAGCTCACTAAGCTTGACGTGCAGGTTACGTCCGTTCAGCTCGGCGATATGAACAAGACTAACGCCTGCCAGAGGGGCGCCAGCCGAGTAATGAGCGTGGTTGCTGATATCTATCGTGAAGAGCTGCTGGAAAAGTGCGACATCGGGCGCAAGGCTAAAAAGTCGCGAGGCGGCCATATTGGCGGCTCGGCTCCCTGGGGCTGCGTCATCATCGGCGAGGGTCGCGAAGCCCGCGTTGAGCCGCTACCGGAGCGGGCCGCAGCTATCGCGATGATGCAGATCCTGCGTGCTGCCGGTCGCAGCTATCGCGAAATAGCGCACCATGTTTCTGCTCGCTATCATTTGCCAACTTCCCACATGGCAGTTAAGCGAGCATTAGATGGCAGAGGAAAACCCGTACAAAGAATTTCTGCTGCGCTACCGCAATGACCCGGTCGCGTTTGTAGAGCACGTTCTAAAAGTTAAGCCTCAGCCCTGGCAGGCTGAAATGCTGCGAGCCGTGTGCGATGGCGAGCGCAAAGTCAGCATCAGGTCCGGTCATGGGGTGGGTAAATCGACCGCAGCAAGCTGGGTAATGCTTTGGTACTTGATCACTCGATACCCCGTCAAGATTGTTGTGACGGCGCCAACGAGCGCGCAGCTATTCGACGCGCTCTTCGCCGAGGTGAAGCGCTGGATTAATGAATTGCCATTGGCCCTAAAAGAAATCCTTGATATCAAATCCGATCGAGTAAGCCACAAAGCGGCGCCCTCTGAGGCCTTTATCAGTTGTCGAACGAGCCGCGCAGAGACGCCAGAGGCGCTCCAGGGCGTTCACTCAGACAACGTATTGCTGATATGCGACGAGGCGTCTGGCATCCCAGAGGCGGTATTTGAGGCTGCCGCGGGCTCTATGAGCGGAGCCCATGCCTGTACCATCTTGCTCGGCAACCCAACCAGGTCATCAGGCTTTTTCTTCGATACGCACCATCGTCAGGCCGCTGAGTGGTGGACCCGGAAGGTGAGCTGCGTTGATAGCAATTTAGTCTCGACAGAATACGTTGACGAGATGAAGGTCCGATATGGTGAAGAGAGCAACGCCTATCGGGTTCGTGTCCTGGGCGACTTCCCGGCAAGAGATGATGACACCGTTATTCCCCTGGAGCTCGTTGAGAGCGCCCAGAGGCGCGACGTTGAGGTGACAGAGGACGAGCCGATTATCTGGGGATTGGACGTTGCGAGGTTCGGTAGTGCGTCTAGCGTGTTGTGTAAGCGGCAAGGCCGAAAAATTTTGGCGATGCAGACTTGGCGCGGGCTGGACCTGATGCAATTAACGGGGGCGGTGGTGAGTGAGTTTGAGAGCTGCCTGCCCAGGCAGCAGCCGGCAACCATTTGCGTGGACTCGATCGGCGTGGGTGGTGGGGTATGTGATCGTCTGAGAGAGCTGCAATTGCCCGCTGTGGGTGTTAATACTGCTGAGAGCCCATCGCTTAGGGGAACCTACTTAAACCTGCGAGCGGAGCTGTGGTACAAGCTCAAGGCCTGGTTGGAAGCCCGGGACGTGAGCCTGCCGATGGATGACAACTTGCTAGCTGAGCTGGTCGCGATCAAGTACAAATTCACATCCAGCGGCAAGCTGCAAATCGAAAGCAAGGCTGAGATGAGCAAGCGAGGTCTGGCGAGCCCTGACCGGGCCGATGCTGTTTGCCTGACTTTTGCCGTGGAAGCCGCGACGGTCATTCATGGGGGCGCGATGTCTAGCAACTGGAACAAGCCGATTCGAAGGAACCTATCAATGGTCTAGGGGTTATGCATCAAGTTTTGGCGGGTAAAAATAGATACACCCAAAAATTTGCGTGGTGCATATGCAGCCTTACAAAAACGGTCCCCAGGGTCATCGAGACGCGGCTTCGGCCATCGAAGCAATGATGACGCCCAAGAAAAAAGCCAAGCCCGCTAAGAAGCCATCGAAGTAGATGGCAGGACTGCTTTCCAGTGCCGCTAAGGCTGGCGTAAAAGCTAATGCAACAAATGCTGGGCTGCTATCGCCAGGCATCCGCGCGTTTCATGGATCTCCCCATGACTTTGATCAATTCAGCACTGATGCGATAGGCACCGGAGAAGGCGCCCAGGCATATGGTCGAGGTTTGTACTTTGCT